TTGGGATCAGATACTGGTATGATATCAACACGACCATCAAAGTCACTCTTGAATATACTACGATCTTCAAATGGAACATCATAAGGATATTCTTCTGGTAAATAATCATAGTCTATCTTAGCTAGGATTCTAAATTCATCCTTCTGAGATTTATGTACTCGTTTATGGATTGCACTAAAGAACTTACTGCTGGCTTCTAAGAGAGCCATTGTAGTTCCGACAGGTCCATAGGAGGCAGCATCAGAGACAACTTGCTCTGTGCTGTCTGCAAAACGCTGACCAGCAGCACTTACAAAATTCAACATCTGAAATAGAGTTGAGGAAGGCTCTTTATAAGGCAAGGGGATAATAGCCTTTGAGAGATCCATTCCAGTTGCTTCAACCTCCTTGAACTCACCGGGAGAGATTGGGTCGTTATCTCCGACCATTCTCAACCCTTTAGCCTTGAAACCACCCGGTAAATTGGCAAACTGTCCTGCATCTATGAGGGATCTCATGGCAGCAGTTGCACTCATGGTGAGGTTACCTAGGAAGTGAATCAAGCCTAATCCATAGAAACCGAAGCCCGGAACAAATCTATAATGCACAAAATGACTGCGCTTCTCTTTGTTCTGGTCGTTCTGTTCATAGTTTCTACGAATACTTAACACTTGCCTTGACTGTTCTATAACTGTAACAATGTAAGGAAGTGATTCTCCTGTATCTTCAAGATCAAGATAACAGTGTTGTTCTAGTAATGCATACTGTGGATCATTATCAGAAGAAGGAGACAAACCAATAATGGTATCTAGTTTACGAGTAAAGTCAGTAAACAATCCTTCTTGATTAGGTTCTGGTAATTCTACGTCATCGTATATACCTGCACGTACATCTCGTTCCATATCTATAGGACTACGATATATTAGGTGAGTGTACCTGTCAGCATTTCTTAGATCAGTTGCATAGTATGATACATAAAACTGGTCAATAGGAATAAACTCTGACATAGGACGCTTGAGTGCTGCATTGTAGTAAACCTTTTTAAATGCAGATCCTATCAAGGGGAGATGGAAAAGCATTCTTTCAAACTCATCAAAGTATTCTGGCATCTGCTCAGTTACCTGAAAGTTCATGAAGTTCTGTACTCTGTTAGCTTGCATCTCTTTCTCAGGTGTAGACTTACCCATGATGTTTGCCTTGACAGGCCCACTGGCAGGAAAGAGTTCTGCTGATGCCTTGGATTGAAACTTAACTGCTGACTCTATGAGCAATGGATGTACGGCTGTACATGCACCATCAAAGGGATCACTTCCCGGTTGTAGTTTTAGACCTAGTAGATCAAAGCCACGTTCAAACATAGACTCCCACTCTGCTCTAGAATCTTTATCAGCTTGAAAGTTATCTATAACCTGATCAGCTATTTCATCTAAGTATTCATCGTCTAATGTTTCTGTTAAGTTACCATACCACTCAGCAATCTCTTCTGAGGCAGACATTGTTACTTCTTCTGAAGAGAAGTCTACAATCACACCACCATCTGTAGGATCAACTTCAAAGGTAGCTTCCATCTCTTCCTCTGCTTTCATTGGAACTACGTTAGCTACTTCTTCTTGTTTCATCTCATATGGATTACGTTCAGTTGCCATTGTCTAACTTACTCCTAAAAGTTTTAGTATCTGTGCCACAGTAAATTCTCCTTGGTCAATTCCTACTTGTCGTACTGCTGTACTTGGATCAACTCCTTGTAGTATTAAAGTATTTACTTGTGGTCCTAAAGATAGTTCTCTTGCAGACAATCCTGAATCTTCTACAGGTATTGGTTCTGCTTGTTCTATTGCTGCTGATAGTACTTCAGGTATCTTAAGAGGAGGAGCTACTCTACGCTCTGGTTGATCATTACCACTATCAAATGATGTATCTATATTATTTCTAGAAGCTGCTTCAGGACCGCCAAAAAGATTAACTAAAGCACTTATACCTCTTTCAAATATATTTTGTTCTGGAGCTTTTATTGAAGGAGTATCATTTTTAATAGCATTAGCTACTTCTTTTACAGATTTCTTAGAATTATCTGTTGGCTGCACAACTGATTCTTTTCTATTTCTATCTTCTATTTCATCTAAAGTTAATCTAGTTCTGTTAGCAGGTGTGATTCTTCCACTTTGATATTCCATCTGTCCAAATTCTTTATTTGGTTTATTTATAATTTGTGCATATGCACTATCTAATGCATCAATTTTATCTTTATCTATTCTTTCTCTTGCACCTTTATAAGAGTTAATAAGATCTTGATTTACTTCTGGATTAATAACAGATGTCATATCTTCATTCTTATTTGAAACACCTCTACGTGATGGTTCATATATATCCAGTAAAGCTCCCGGTCCTCTTTGTGCAAAATCAAGTGCTGTACCTATTCCGCTTACAACTTTATTATCTTTATCTATTCCAAATTTATTAGCTAAACCACTTACTCCTATTGCATCTAAAACTTGTCCTATTGCTGTATCTACAGGTGTCGTATTTTTTCCTTTATCATCATAAGATGACAGTAGACTATTCATAAAACCACCGGGATTTGCTATACCACCAGCAATTAAACCCAAACCTTGTAACATACCAGATCCTCTAGCGTCATTTAATGAGTCATAAACTTGAGATGCTTGTGCTGTAGAATTAGGAGAGTAACCAAGAGATTGTGAAGCATTAGAAATTTGTTCATCACTAAATCTTCCTGAATCTTTCATAGATTGTGTTACATCTGCAATAGTGTCACCCGACTTAGCATACCTTATACCAAAACCAAATTCTTGTATTGCTGCTTTATTTGGGTTATCTGTTAAGTCAACATTACCTCCTAATACTTCTGGATCATACTCACCTCTTTTAGAACCTTCTGGAGCATCTTCTTTATTTCTATAGAGTGCATCACCGGGAGTATAGGCTTCAAACATTCCTCGCATACCTTTACCAAATGTAGCTAGTCCTCTATTTTCTAAAAAGTTAGCTAAAGGTATACCTGCTTTATTATAAAGATCTCTATCTATTCCTCTTTGCATAAGTTGTAGATTTGTAAATTTAGAGTCAGGATCTATTTTACCTAACTTATCAAATCTATCTCTATAATCTTGTCCTCCTGCTTTGGCAGCATTACGTATATTTATTTCATTAAGAGCTATGTCAGCAGGAGATTTTGCTTGTATTGCTCTTCCTCTTGAATCATAAGATATGTAACTATCTTCTGGCTCTTTACCTTCTTCTGTAGGTAGATTTGATGCACCTACGTCAGCATCAGCTTGATCTTCTGCTGTAAACTCAGTATTAAGTGTTTCACCAGTTCCTTCCTCAAAATCATTCTCCATACCTGTATCAAAATAAGCAGGGATACCATCTACTCTACGACCACTACCACCTAGATCTTTAAGTAGTTTAGCTTCTTGTGGGTTTATGTAGGAGAGTTGGTGTGGTTGGTTATTAATCATTCTTTCTTGTGGCACTACTATGTCACCACCCTGTTCCATATTTACTGGAGAGAATGCTGAAGCTTCCATAGGATCTTGAAAGACACTGCTCATCTGTGAAGGAGTTTGACCCATACCGTACATATTCTGCCTACGGTCAGACAGTGTTGAGTATGCGTCAGACAATCCACCACCATATTGCATTTCTACAACATCATCTTCTATGTCTAGTACTTCAAATAGTTTTTGTTTTGAGTTACGCATATCTTCCCCTAACTTATAGCCATGAATATATTATACCATACAAAAGTTAATATGACAAATTAAAATGTCCAGTATGTACTTTTGGTAGACTTAGGTTCATCTTCATACTCAGGATCGTCAGGGTGTGTTAGATGCCATGATTCTTTCATGTAGTGTATAGCCATTGTCATGGCATCTACCTGATCATCATGGGCAGCATTTGGAAATCGTATAAGTTCTTCTATTAATTCTTCTGACCATTTTTTATTTGTAGGTATCCATAGTCTACCTGCTTCTAGTATTGGCGAAGCTGCATATACTCTGGCTACCTTGTCCCTATCTGGTGTATATTCCATAACAGGTATGCCTGATCTTCTCATATCCTGTATGAGTGACTGACCACTAGCCTTCTTCTCTACCATACATACGTCAGGCTTGTTATTATTGTACAGTTGTTGTGCAAGCTTACGTAGTTCTGGGTATTCAAACCTACCTCTGATGTTACCAAGTAAGATTAAGTGGGGGGCATAGCTTTCATATCCTCCATCATCCTGATCATATAGGTAGAATATGCCCCATGTCTGAATTACACTGTAGTCAGCCGTAGTTCTGGTAGAGAATGCTGTGTCATATGTCTGTATTACAAAATCACAGGTAGGTGGTTCTTCTTGTTCCCACTCTTGTAACCATCTTTTCTTTATAATACCACCTTCTTCTGGTGTTGGGTCTTGCATATACAGGGAGTTCCAATATCTGCTGCCATTACTAGCTTTAATTTCATTCTCATCTACTCTGAGTACGCTATCTGGCTTCCATTCTGGGAAATAACTACCACCAACAGGTAGATCCAGTAGATCTGCTGCTGTTTCATCTAGCCATGCAGGGATTTTAATGACCTCCCAAGGGATAACATCATAGTCACCCATGTTTTCCTGCTGCTTTAGGAGCCAACCACACAGGTCATCGTAGTGATAACGAGTATTAATGATAACTATTGCACCATTAGGCATGATACGTGTACGTAGTCCAGCAGGATACCACTCTTTGATGTACCTTCTACCTGCTTCTGAGAAAGAATCCTCCTCAGACATGACATCATCAAGAATTGCTATGTGCGCTCCACGTCCTGCTATCTGTGATCTGACACCAGCAGCGTAATACATACCACCTTGGTTGGTCTTCCACTTACCTGCTGCCCTTACGTCACTCCTTAACTGCACTCCTCTGAAGATTTTCTGGAACTCTTCTGTGTTTACCACATCTCTGACGGATCTGCCGAAGTCTGAAGACAACTGATCACTGTGTGAGACAGTTAATATCTCATGTTCTGGATGACGACCTATGTACCATGCAGGGAATAGCTTAGAACATATCACTGACTTGGAGGAACGTGGAGGTAGAAAGACCATCAGTCTCTTAATTCTACCTTCTTCTAGATCTTGAAGTTTATCTGATATAACTTTTATATGATTACCCATCTTAAAGTCAGACACAATAGAGGGAGCCATTCTCTTAACAAAAGTTAAGAAGTTTTCATTAGATTGATTTTCTACTTTTTGTGAGAGGAGTCCCTTTAAATTAATAAAAGAGTCTATAAGAGTTTCTTCTAAATTATTCATAGTTATATTATATACTATAATTACTAATAGTACAAGTATTATTTATAAAATATATATAAAATATATTGTTAGTACTAGTAAGTACTTGAAATGACTACACTACTTATAGTACTTATAGTACTGGAAGGACCGCAGATTTCTCATATAATTATTAAATGATGATTGGTCCATGATATTTTGAAAATATATGTCACTACCCTTTTATATATATATATGCGTGTGTGTTTTTTTTCCTACCCTGCACACATGAGGCGAAATGACCTAAAATCGTGAGAAATTAGGGAAGTTATATAGAACTCTTTAGTAGAGTATCTTACGATACTAAAGAGTTCTTATATAGTATTGGAAATTTCAACCAACTTTTGGAGAATGTTATGGAATTTGTAGAAAGTATTGCAGTGATCTTGGCTTGTGTAGGTGGATTTGTAAGCCTGATGATCGTAACACGCTTGTAAAATCATCCTCTGGATGTAAAGAAATAATGTTTTAAGCTTTAGCTTAGACTTAACAAACTACCCTAAGTCATTGTAATACTTAGGTATTACTTGTCTTGCTAATGTTACAGAGTGTAACATATCGTGATGATATGTGACATGACATGACGAGGAGCTTGACAAGGCTATGATGAGAAGTATATAGTACTTATTAGTAGAGTATCTTACGATACTAATAAGTTCTTATATAGAGTTTAACTTTAAGGAGCAAAACAATGGAAAATACTGAAGAACAAAACAATCAGATTAAAGAAGCTATTGATTGTTTCATAGACCTAAAAAGAATTGAGGCTCAGAGATTAACAATAGAAGTAGAAGTAGCTAAATTAGAACTAGAAGTAGCTAAATTAGAACTAGAACTAGCGCAGGAAAATGGAGGATAACATGGAAAGCATTTTCGATATTCAAATGGATTTAGAAAGTATGAACAAAGATTATCAAGTCTTTGTAAGTGTAACAAATGGTATTGACCTTCACGATAGTGATGGTAACTGGATCGACACATTCGAGGATAGCTCAGAACTATTGTTCTGGGTTACCAATAACTAGGAGTTATGGCTATGACTACATGGGAAATAATACAAACTGACTGTTTTGGTTATGAATATGAGTTTGAAGTAAGACCTTCTATCACTGAGCGTGGTTATGATATACATGACCTAAGTGCTGGAGACATGATAGAAATGGGATCTACATTTGAAGAATGTAAAGAAACAATAGAAGCTGAACGTAGTTCAACCTATGTTTGGAGAAAGGTAGTAAAATGAAAGTATTATCAACTTTGATAATGATGATGGCATGGTTTGTTTGCATTGCTTTATCATTTGCTATGAACGAAGTCTTCTCTCATGAAGTATACGATCATGCTCAGAACTTCGTTTACTTTGTAAAGTCACTGCCTATACTTGCTGCTTTAGCAAGTACTGGAATGTGGTTGACACTTTTAACCAAGTAATAGTATAACTACTTAGCTTATACTCTTGTATAAGCAGTTA